GGTTCTGTTACTCCCGGCTCGGTCGGTTCTGTTACTCCCGGCTCGGTCGGTTCTGTTACTCCCGGCTCGGTAGGTTCTGTTACTTCCGGTTCTGTTACTTCCGGTTCTGTTACTTCCGGCTCCGGTGCGAACGGGTCGTCACCTAGTTCCGGAATAGTGTTAGGAACGGGCTCCATGTCAATAAAGAAATCACGGTATTCCGGATTACTTTCCATGAGTTCAACCGCCTTGGCATCCGGAGTGTTAAATGCCCGGTAAACCATTCCGTCCTCTACGGACGCTATGAATTTATCCGGTTTCATCACATATCGTATGTGGCGTCCGGTAAGATACTCATTTTCGTACCATTTCGTGGCGAACTGCCTGTCAAAGCCGCACACTACTTCCAACTTTAAGTTAGTCATTTTCGCGCATAGCGCCAAAATCTGTCCAATATCAGTTAATTTAGTCATTTAATTTATAGTTTAAATTGTTATGCCCTTGGCGTCTTCAGCCCATTATATGTGCCTTCGGTAATAGCTAGCATTCTATCCCCTCCTGCGCTATCCGGCGTCTTTAGGGTTATTGTAATAAGTCCGTCCGTTGTGGAGTCCCCTACGATTTCGGAGCACTCTAGCCCCGACAAAAGACCGTATACAACTCTATTACCTGATGTTGTCATTACACATGCCACGAAAGTACCTACACGAAGTGCATTAATTATGCCTGCTAACTCGCTAACTCCGATACTACCTGAATTGTCAATCAATTTTATAACTACGGTGTGTTCCTCCGCTGTTAGTATAGCGTCATTAATACGGGCCGCTATACTAACCGATACGGAGTTATTTACGCTAGTGAATACGTAACCCTTCTTTCCGGTATTCATAGTGATTGTCGCCAGCCCCGTAACATCTACTGAATAGCTGCTAATGTCGGAATAGTTAACCAATATAAGTTCCTCTACGCCTCTAATAGAGGTAGGCTCCGCCGCCTTCGCACAATCAAATGTTAAGTTCCGTTCTAATTTCTTAATACATGCCATATATTACCTCCTTTACGCTACGATAGCGCCCGACCTTAACGTTGTGTACGTTGTCGGATCGAAGTGCGCGCGCCGCTCGCCTATCACGTTCTCCTGCGTAGATAACGTTATTGTTGTGAACCCTCCGTTTGCATTGGCCTCTTCTGTGTAGGCCGACATAGCAAGCCCATACACTAGACCGTACACACGGAATACATTTTTCTCTTTCATCTTAGCGACTGCCACGAACCGACCATTTAAAATGCGGTTCACGATATCCGCACTTTCCGCACCCTTCGAATAAATCGTAAAGGTTACAGTATCAGCAAGTCCGGCGGGCGCATTGTCGTTAATACGGGCTTCTGATGAGGCGTTAACGCCTTTCTTATTGGACTCCACTAAGATAGCTTTCCCGCCGCTTGACAGCGTTAATGTAGCCTGTCCGGCGGACAAGTTGCGCGCAGCAATCTCGGAATAATTGATTAGCAACAATTCTTCAATGCCCGTTGCGCCGCTATCGCAGTCCACTAAGATAGCCCTATTTAATTTTGATAAACATCCCATAATTATGTAAGTTTAGCTTTAACTATTGTAGTCCATGCGGCGTTATCAAGTGTCAACCTCTTATCGCCTTTTGCGTCGTCCGGTGTCTTTAATGTAATGGTAGTAAATCCCCCGTTCGCGCTGCTGTCAGTCGAAACGTCGGATACCTCCAAACCGTTAAAATACCCGATTAACTGCCGGGCCGCATTTACATCTTTAAATCGTACCGCCGCTACATACGAACCGTCGAGAAGGGCGGCTAATATCTGTGCGGATTCTGTCAACTTGTTGTATAGTACTAGAGTAACCGACTGTTCCAGGCCGTTTGCAACGTCAGTAGCTTTCAATGTCTCTAATACCTTTACCCCATTCTTAACAACGTCTACGGGGACTGATTTAGCCCCCGAAGCCAGTGTTATAGCTGATACCGAATTGTTAGCGCTAACCGTAGCGCTAGTAACGTCGGCACGATTTATTAGATATAGCTCCGCAATACCTGTTGCGCCTACTTCGCAATTATAAGTAACTGCTAGATTTAGTTTTTTTATACAAGCCATACCTTTTGTTTTAGTTGATTAAGCGCCTGCGGCGGTGTATAATTTCATGTACTGAGGAACCGCCAACATAGCATCAGCAGCGAACACAGTAGTACTGTAATACTTGCGGTCTTTCGCATCTTGGATGAACGGCGCAATGTTCAATGCGGAATCTTCCAACGCCAACTGAATGTTGGTTTTCGGCGTGAACGCGATAAATGACTGAACCGTTAATGCGTCACCCTTAGCGCTGTTAGATACGTGGCGCAACTCGTTGATTTTGTAACCTTCGAAGTAGTAGGCGGGTTTTCCGTCCTCCATGTTAGCCTGTGCCAAATGATTATCTTTGGATTCTACGAGATTCTTGTACGCACGCATAACGTCGCTGGACACAAAAAACTCTGATGTGTTCAATTGGTTTGCGCGCTGCGTGTCAATACATGATTTCAACGTAGTCAATACGCTAGTTGTGTCAGTAGGGCTGAACGTTCCGACCTTTTCCGTAGAGTCGTTCATTTGCTTGACGATACCGCCATTTTTGAATACGGTGTATTCTCCATTGGTATCAGAGGTTTTCAGGCCGTCCAACCACACGAGGCGCAACATATCGGCTTCCAACACTTTCAGAATTTCTGACTGCATGAACGCCGCCAACTGAGTTTGGTCGAATTCGTCTGACAAGTGTACACCTTTAGCTACCATTTTGCCCCAAAAATCTTGCAAGCAAACCTCGATAGGCAATTCTATCTGTGCATGGTCGTAATATTTAACTTTGTCCTGCAAAGAACTGTACTTGTACTCGCTGTCGCATCCTGCGGAACGTCTTACCGCCTTGTCTGCTGCCGAAAAAGTCAAGATAGGTTTACCCTTCTCGATTCCTGATAACACCGTTACGCCTGTGGAAAGTTCACCTTCCAGACCTAGCGTTAAAGAAATAACATCCGACAAACTGTCAATGTTCAATTTGTTTAAGTCACTAAATGTAAATGCCATAAGTTTCTAATTTTTAATTTTGATGAATGATTTATATTAACGCCACTTGTTACGGTTTTCCTTGAATGCCTTCTGCACGGCTTCGCGGCTTAACTTGGATTCCCCCTTTAGCTTCTCCTCGGTCTTTAGCTCGGTCTTTGCGGGCTTCGGCGTTCCGGTCTTACGGTTTAGCTGTGTTTTCAGCCCGGCGATTTCCGTTTTCAGCGCGGTAACCTCGGCTTGTAACGTTGCAAGTTCTTCCGGTGTGGGCGTTTTCCTCTCTTCCTCGGTTTTGGTTTTTTCTGCAAGTTCTTCTACCTCTACGTCTTTTACTCCTGCGATTACACCACCCTCAACGACTAGAATAATATCCCCGTCCGGCGTGGTAATTTGATAATCCCCGTCCGGCGCCGGGTTTCCGTCCGCTAGTGTAACGGCGTCACCTACTTGCACCTCGTCACCTGCTGCGGAAACTACAATTTCGGTTCCGTCCACGGTTGTAAATGTCTCGGTTGCTAGCTTCGTCTTTGAGAAAGACGAAATCAGGCCTTTAAATGAAAATTTGCTCATGTTCTTTGAATTTTTAAAATTATTATTGCTAAATAGTGAACTAGTCGCGGCGGGAAGCCCTACCAAGTCAGCGCTAAACAGTTCTGTCACCTCTGTAACAGTAGCCGTTTCCGCTTCATCGTCGAAAACCTTAACGTCCATTTGATTAACGGATACGCCTAACAATTCTGGTTCCTTCTCAATCATGGCTACCATGAAGGCGAATTCAGAAGGGTACGCAGTTTCCAATGCTTCCGACATTACTAAATCCGCGTAAACCGCGTTTTCATCGTGCGAGAAGTTGGTAAAATGCCCTATATACCCGTCTAACAAATCATCACCGTTATGTGTGCGGCGTGCGTGAATCGGCCGTTCGTTTCCAAGCGCCACGAGGGACGGAAAGCATTTTGCGGAAATGACTAATTTATATCTTTTCCCGTTGTCCTCTATGGCATTTTTGGTCTCTCCTGCCTCGATTATTCGTAATTTTTCAAACTTTTTCATACAGTTATGTTAATTGCGTCACAAAGTTATGATATTAAACTACATTTAAGGGGTTATTTACCTATCAATTATATGCCTGCCGCCACCTGTACACTCTGCGCGCGCTCGGTTTCCTCAGTTATGTCCGTCACTGCGACCTGCGGCGCCGGGACACGTGCTACCGAATCGTACATAATCGCGGCCAACTTGTACAAGCTATCATCAGATAGGACGAAATTTGAAGGCATCTTAACTGTACCATTAGACCCTACCGAAATTTTTCCCCCGTTCGCGTAACGGTACACACCGGAAGAACCGAAAGAACGCCCGCCGTACTCCATGTTGAGTGCTGACAGCGCGTTAATAGCCCTGGAAGCCTTCCGGTTAAGAATGTACATGTTCTCGCCGCCTTCAGCCTCAAATCGCTGCCCGTTAGAACCTACGAACGTTACACCCCCGGCGGAATGGCTAGGGCCGTAAATCTGTCCACCCTTCGCGTATTTCGCTGACGGCGTGCGTACCTTGGTATCCGGCTCCTTGGTTTTCGTAATGCTCATTACTTGCTTCATCCCCGCGGCGACTACAATAGCGGCCTGTGCGATTCCAAGGAATCCGCCCTGCGCCAATGCCTTGGTAGCGCCTAGATATGTGTTGATTGTGGCCTGCACTATCGCGGCGGCTTTACCTGCTGCGGATTCCTCGCCTAACAGCGTTGAGAGTTGCCCGGCTACATCGCCCGCCAGGGCTACGCGCGCGTTCGCTGCGGCCTTTTCCCGCTGTGCCTTGATAAGTTCGTAACGCTCGTATATACTGTCCGTCTCGGCTCCTATCGCCTCGGCTGCGGCTACCTCCGCGTCTCTTTTCATGTTCAGCCGGATAAGGTCGGCCTCTAGGGAGTTGCCTAACTTGACATCCTCTAGTTGTCTTTGGTTCTCGACCTCCATTGCCTGGCGGTCTTTTTCGGACTGTGCGCGGGCGTCTGTTTCCGCCTTCGCTGCCGCGGCAAATTGGAGTTGTAGCGCCTTGACGTTATTGAGGTATTCCTGCTCACCGATAAGGTTTTGTTCCCTCTTGTACTTTTCCGCCTCTATCTGCGCGTTGATAACCCGCTGTTGTTCTTCCAGCGTTGCAGCACCATTCTTCAATTCGTTCTCGGCAATCTGCAATTGCATAGCCTCGATAGCGTCCGCGTATTGCTTCAATATGGCTTGCTGCACTTTAGCCTTCTCGTCCGCCGCACGTCTTGCCGCGTCTGCTTCTGCCTTTTCTGCATCCTCGGCCGCTTTCCTCCTAGCGTCTAGTGCTGCCTTAATATTTGCCTGTTTGGCCGCCGCATCCGCCTTTTCGTAACCTGTCAACTGCCCGTATATTTCTTTCTCCTGTGTAGCGTAATTGGAGCGGGCCTGCTCTAGCGCTGCTAGGGCTTCCTGTTCCTTCCGGGCGTCCTCGTCTGATGTGTACCCCAACTCATTTTGGGCTTTAATTTGCTTGTGCTTCGCATCTAGTATCTGTACTTCCATGTCCCGCATAGCGTGCAGTTTCTCTGTCGCCTGCTCTAACAGTTTCCGGCGTTCCTCGGTACTCTTATTTTGGTCGGCGGCTAGGGTCTTTAACTCCTCCATTTCCCTCTTTAACCGTGCCATAGGTACGAGCATGTCCGTTTCTGCCTTGTATATTCGCTGCGTTTCTTTCTCTAGAGCGCTAGCACTCCGGGCGGCTTCCAACGTAGCGTCCGATATAAGCCCTATCTTATTGAGTAGCCACGTTATTTTTTCGGCCAGCCATTCAAAGGCCTTTGCAAGCGCTGTAAATAGCTCGGTTATGTAGTCCAACAACCGCCCTATGATTGTTTGGAATGGCGCAAATGCCGCCTTTAGGCTTGTCGATAAGTCGCTGTTACGCTTAATCATTTTTTCTATCAGCCCGATAAGCGTTAACACGGTTGTAACTATGAATAGAATCGGGTTCGCCTTCAACGCGGCGTTGAATGCCTGTACACCCGTTATCCCGCTTTTCATCGCGCCGACTAGCGCGCCCGTGCCACCGGATAAGCCCTGTGTTTGCAAGATACCCTCCTTTACACTTTCCGCATAGTTACCCACATTTCTACGGTTGTCCCCTACGGACTTCTCTAGCTCCTTCAGTTTGTCGGATAGGGCTTTGGTTTGTTCGGTTAACTCTACGCCCTCCTTGCTAGTAGTGCGCTGCGCCTCGGACATCTTGTTAAGTTCCGCGGTGTTCTGCGCCAACTGCGCACGGAGCGCGTTAACGCTCGTGGCCTCGCTGTCTAACAAAGTCTTGGTACTCTTAATCTCGGCGTTGTTCTCCTTCTGCGCGTTCGCATTGTCTAACAGGGCTTTTTTCGTCTCTATCATCTCCTTGTTCAGCTTCCGAACTGACGCCTCGTACTTATCTTATGATACAAGTCCGTCCGCGTAGTTTTGATTTAAAGAATCAAGCGCAGATTTTTCAGTGTTATATGCGGCTTGTAAATCTTTTTTGGTCTTTGCAAGCGCTATACTCTTCGCTATCAGAGCGTCGAGGCCTTTTTCAGCCTCTGACGTTCCGAAATTTAAGTCTAATAATGTTACTTGGTCTGCCATACTTTAGTTCGTTAAATCCAATTTGTACAAAGATAGCTTGCAATCTCCTTTAGTTACATCATATTCGCCTAGGGATTTTATGTAAAAATACCCTCCCAACTGCGAAAAGTAATACGCCCTGTCCAATTTTAAGTTGATGACGTCCGAATAGCTTAACCGGGACTTTATCTTAACTTGCATTCTAGGCGCGAATAACTTGAAGTGCCTCTTTATATACATCCTATAAATGTCCTCTAGTGCAGTCACATACGTAGCGGTTCCGCCTGTGGTGAACTTGGATGTTAGTGCAACCTTCGGAAATGCCATAAAGTTATACGCAAATGGCAATCCGGATTTATATGCGTCCTTCACCGGGTTAAGCGTTCCCGGGCCTATCGAGTAACTGTACTTTACGTCGCCCACCTGTGCTACAAGTTGGTCGGCAAACTCATCCGGAACTTCTATCGTGTCCACTCCGGAAAACCTATCGCTCCAATCAACTATGTATTTATGCCTGTCATCTTTCCGGTCGCGTATTGACGGGTGTATGATTGGCTCTATACTTAACGTCTTGTTCCGCCACTGCTTCCGCCAATGGAACGCCGTACACAGGTCATCCACCATTTTCTTTACGTCCGAATACGGGAACCCCGTTCCGGTTACTACTGTTCCGACTGCGGGCCTGTATGCTGTCAGTACTTCCGCTTTGCCTTCTCCCATATCAATGAGTTCTTCCGGCGCATACCCGTTCGGGAATTTGAAGCATGACTGCTTGACCCCGCCTATCAGTCCTTTCAGTATCATATACTTGTCGCTCGTAGGCGTAACGAACGCCGCGGAGTTAAACGGTGAACCATACAGCCAAATGCGGTCAGTCAGTTTTGAACGGGCGTATAGAATGCACTCCGTTAAATTGGTTGATTCCGCTACAATATGCAGTTCCGGCAATGTGCTAGGAATGGTAGTGCCCGTGTATTCCACTATCATACGGATATCGCGCCCTACGCCCGACCGGATATTGAACCCGGGGTTTTGCCCACCCGGGGCCGGTCCGAAAAGGGTAGCATACAAGGCTTTCATAGTATCGGATATCACTACCTGCGCAGTGTCCGGATAGATATAGCCGCCCCTACCTTTCGTGTATTTTTTAGGTACTAGCGTCATATTGCCGGACGCTACATCATTATCCCATACGATAGACGAACGGAATATCATAATAGTAGGCTTTAACAACGCCGCATCTATCGGTTCGGGTATTTCTGCCCCCTCGTTATGCTTCGGAGTGAGAACCGGAAACTTGCCCTCTTTCCATGTAATATGGTCGTTGATAATCTTTTCTAGATTGACGACACGTGACGCATTTAGCCAGCTGGGAAACATCTGTTCTACCTGCTCTAACTTGTGCTGTATCCGTATCTCTTCATCGCTCCACTTCGGTGTATTCTCTACTAGCGATATAGAGTAATTCCCGCCGTTGTACGATACTTTAGCGTAGAACTCCACATCATGTCCCATATATTGGAACGGAAGCCCGTACACGAGTAACTGACAATCGTAAAAAATACACTCGTGCATACCCTTTTGCAAATTTACGAACGTCCGGTCATTGTTGAGTGTCCTCGGAACTTTGACAGTAGCCGAAAATGCCACACTGTCACCTGTCATTGTGACGGGTGATATATTGTTTACTGTGAGTTTTACAGAGGACCCCGAAAGGCCCTCCACGTAATTTCCATTAATCTTTAACTTTACTGTATCCATTTTATCCTGCCTGTTCGATTCGTATAATTATATCAGATATCCCCGGTCTTTGGAACCGTATTTCCGTACCCCTCGCCGCGCCTGTCGTATTGGCCGCTATCCGCAAATTGAACTTTCTAACATAATCGTTATTAGGGTCTAGGGCGGTTGAATCTAGCGTTACCCAGTTGTCAAGCCGGAAGAACGATATCTCATCACGTTGGTTTAGCTTTCGCGCCTGCACCGCTATTTCTGCGGTTCTTTCGTTCGGGGCCCCCAGCACCCATACCGGGTCTAACCTGTGCCAAATCTGATTAGATGCTATTGTCATAGCGTCAACGTTGGAATACTGTATAATCGGAATGTTCCCCGAAGCCCCTGTAACGTTCGCAGATAAATTGATAGTTCGGGTCCGTCCGGGATTCCAATCTAGCATAACGCGGAACTTATTAAGTTGCACCCCGTTTATATTGAGGCTGTCAATATTATATGTTCTAGCCTGTGAAGGCGGTACAAGGCTAGGAACCGTAGATGCGGCGGTTATCAACTCAAAGTAATGCGTATTTCCTTCTCCTGCCTCTACTGCGTCCCAACTAGCATACACGTAATTAGTAGGTGCGTTGTTGTACGCACGTTGGAATATCACTACGGTTCCCAATATTTTTCCGGTGGGTACGTGCTTGATATTGATACGCGCAAATCTATCAGTTCCCGCCCCTGCACCCGCGTTTTGCGCCAAATTAAACACTAGCTTAATGTTAGGTTTTACACGTACTATTCTAATATCAGTTACGTAGCTACAATTACATTCCCCAACCATATCGGTATACGGTATTCCGGAAGTGAATGTAAATTCATTATTGTTATGCGGGTTTCCGTCATATGCATACATACCTTTGCCCGCCCATTTGAAGTCATTCGGGTACCTGTCTACCGGGCAAGCAACGGACTGCATAACGTTCACATCTGCCATTTGCCCGGTGATGTCGTGCGTAGTGCGGATAATGCACGAGCGCGGTACTCCTCCGGATTCCGGCAAATTAATCGCCGGGTTCACATATACATCTCCTCCGTTTTGCTCCAATTGGCTAGCGTCTAGGTTAACCCATGCACCACTAGCACCTGCCATATTTCTAACCTGTAACGTTCCCCTTCCTTGTGTTGCGCAAGTCACCGAAAATGAATTTGTCTCTCCGCCCTGCGGGGTAATAGATAAAAACCTGAGCGTTGCATTCACCGCGGGCGCCCCGTTCTGATTTATCTTTATACCGCCTATCTGCTCGGTTGTTCCCGCCTTGAAGAAATGATAGTATCCCGTCCGGGGTGCCCCGCTAGGATTCACCTGCCGTCTAGTTACTACCTGTGTATGTCCTATGCTACCCTTTCCGTTTGCCGGGTCACTTATTATCAGCCAAGCAGCCTGCGGAACCATGTCCCACTTGACATTACTAGTAACGTTCGTAATATCATTTATATCGGCATAGTACGGGTACGACCGCTCATACGGAGTAGCGGTAAATTTTACGGGGATAATGGCGGGCGCATCCGGTTCAACGGGCGGTATATAGTTATCCATGAAGCCAATAGTACGCAATGTAATCTGTTGGCGGTACACGCGTTCCGAACCGCTCCACCGTGCGCCCGTGTCGCTTGTAACCTCCATTTTGTACCGTTGTTCCTCGTCTATTGTGGGGAACTGTTTCGGCAAAGTCAATTCGATATTGGACGAAACTAACAGTTCTTGGAACGCTGGATAATATTCCTTTGCATATGCTACGTTGATAGTCAGAATGCCCTGCTCGGACGCGCCGCCCAAACCACGCATATATGTGAATCCCTCGTTCCAAAAGTAGTCCTTAAATGCGTACCACATCCATTGCCCATTACGCATATTCCACCGTAGGCGCGCGGCGCATAACATTTGGTCGTCATTTGCCACGGCTTGCGGCAACTTGTTCTCATATTCTGCCACCGCTACCGTGTCGCCAGTATTCGGACTCTTAACGGTTAGTTTCTTGATGTACCGGATATCTATTGTACTGCCTAGGAAATACTTCGTGGGGAACACGTGCTGGCCGTGGTAGTCGTCCACGGGTTCACATGTGATATCGTAGTTAGTCAGCCCATTATTTTCCCACGACAAAGACGGCATAATAATGTCGTATGGCTGTCCGGGGATTCTCGGCTTTACCGGGAACTTGAAATTACAGCCTCCTATCGTGGGCATCATATGCACGGGGACATCCGCGTTAAACAATACAGCCATACAACGTTCGCTATTGTGCGTTATTATGATTAAACCTAAATCCTCCCCGCCCCCATTTACCAATGATTGGTCGCGCGTTAACGGGTTTATTACCGTGCCCGCTATTGACAAATCAAACTCAATCTTCGGCGAGTACGGGATAGTCTTTAGGAACTTGTTATCGCCGCCTTGCTGAATAGATATTTCTACGTCCTTCGCGGATTTTTCCGGTGTAATGGTAATAGTGTACGACCGTGTAGGCCATACCGGGATAGGCGGCAAATAGAAGTTGGATTCTCCAATCGACGCGCTACTTACTAGCGTCTCGTTGATTATGGGTAAATATACTTTCATTATTCAATTTTTAATGTGTCAATAATCGCATATCGTATTATCGTTATAATGTCATTCTGCAATGACAATACTCTAGCCGGGTTAAGCACATCCGACACCACGCCGCCGGGGTTGTGGTCGTTCGGTACCTTTATCCCCTCCTCGCCTATCATCTTGGCGATAGGATAGGCGGCTTCTATCGGTATGTTCGCCCCTCTACGGTTCTTGTCCTCTATCCAACGCTTGATGACTGATAACGGCGGGCGCCTTCCGGCTGCGCGTCCTCCCTCCATAGCCCCGACATATCGCGGTGCGGTTATCTTCGCATTGTTGCCACTTACAGTTAGTTTCAGTTCGCGACCGAAGTTTCCGGAAGCTATCAGGCCCTTCTGTATGTACGACTGTTCGATATCGTCGCGTAGCTTGGTTAGAAGCACTTCAATCTGTGTTATCGGATTCTTTGCCATTACTCGGATATATTAATAGTTATTTCCCACCCCGATTTAGGACTATCGTAAATATTCTGCCGTTTGACGACATTTGCGGCCCCGCTAATGTAATTACACCCTGCCTGTCGGGCAATGTCTGTAATAACGGTGAAAGTCCTGTCTAGGACCTCTATTTCCGCCGTATCGTCACGTAGGTAGTGGGACGTCCCTAACACCTGGATAAGTACGTTAATCCCAAACGGTTCGGGCGCCAAATCGGAATAGGTCTGAATCCCTCCGGGCACATCGATGAAAACGAAGTCACCCGTAATTTGGTTCGCTAGAACATTACGCGTGTACTCATCTCCGAAAAACACGGGTAGGCCGTGTCGGCCCGCCCATGTTGATACGTCATCTAATATCCCTTTAAAAGTCATACTTAGTTTTTACGTTATCGTCATATGTGGGTTCGTTCTCGCTGCTGATTGTCCGCCTACCCGTCCATTTCTTTTCTATGGTTTGACGGTAATTTCCGACAAGGCGAATACAGCCGTATGCCTCTACGCCCTTGTCGGACGTATCCGCATTATCCTCTAGTATTAATACGCCTCTTCCGCCTACCCTCCCAGCTATTCTAGACTTTCCGTACATTGCCAAGGAAATGGTATTAAATGCAAGGACGCCGGAAAACTCGGAGTCTCCGCACATATATACAACGGTATTCCCCGCCCGAGACGTAGCCAGAAATTTAGCGTTGTCCTCTATGTGTATATCAGAATCGGACTTTCCTTCTTCCGGGGCGGGGGAGAAAACGCCGTTATCCGTCACGTATGCGGAGCCGTCTATGTAGGCATTCTCCGTAACGGAGTTCCCGCCAAAGTAGCCCGTTCCGACGATTCTAGTATCTTTAACCTTGGCGTTACCCTCTACACGGACATTGCCCGATATAACCATTTCCGTTTCTTTCGTGTTGGTTATCTCGCAGCCTTTACCGCCTCCGTGGTTTCCGGTTCCGCCGAATACGTTTGTACCCGAGATGTTAAATAGCCCGGTTAGTTTTGCATCCTTGTAAATCGTGGTAGCGACCATAGTCGCCAAATCTGAAAAGTCGGCATCTTTAATACTGTCGTAGCTTTCCACTAGTGCGCCGAATTTTTTGTTACCTACGTGATACACGCGGTACATTCCTTCAACCTCCGAACTACATAGAGTACCGAATATGAGGGCCTTACCCAAATCGGCGCTAGCTTTCGAAAAGTCAATATCCGTGTACACATTGAGGTTAACCGGGTTGTGGTAGAATATACCATTTTCAACGTTACAACGGATGAATTTAAACGGAAAACTAACAGATAGGGCGCTAAGTGCGTCCTTAGGTATGACCTGCTCCGATTGGGTGAACGTATAACAATCCCGGGCGTTAATCTTGTTACGTGTTACATAAGACACGGCAAATGCGTATGAACCGTCATTTACTAGCCTGCCAATGTTATAAAAATTACCGATAAGCAAGCTATTATTAGAAATTAGCTTCCATTCTACGTTACATTTAACCACATCTGCAAGTATGTTAGCTACAAACGCTCCGTCACCCGTCTTGCTGATAACTAGATTACTTCCGTCAATTACGGATTTATACGTATCTACAGATGTCGTATTGGCTGCATTAACTTTAGCTGCAACAGTCATTGCGCTAGTGTAATTGAACTCTATCCGGCTATCCTTGATGTTGATTGTACTTTCAAGGGCGGTTGACGGTATAGAGATATCTGCCGCTGTGATGTCTGCCGGAACTATTGGGCCTAATGGGGCTTTCCGAATATGAATCCCAATGTAATATGCTCCTTCCGTGTTAGCGCTATTTCCAAATGCCGATACACTAACTAATTTTTTGTCGGCACCATACCGTAGTAATCGTATATTGTATCCTCCGCCCGCTAACGTAACTGTGACAGAAGCGCCGCCCATATAGATAAGGGACTTTGTCCGTATGCTATTCGAGCTATTTGTTTTGCTCTCGTCATAAGTATAACCAATATCGGCTTTTACACTCCCCTGCTCCACGTCACCTACTGCGAGCACCTTTGCGGTTGATACCTTTCCCGTAATAAACTCGTGCGCGCCAATGAGGGCCGAAGTACCTGTAATGTTAACGAACGGTCTAGGGTCAGTTACTGCGCCCTCATAGCCGTTTGTGTCTACAATGCTATCGCCCGATACACGGATAGACGGGTAGCCAAGGTTCCCGCTGATTATCCACGCGTTGCCCTCCTGTGACAATGTGTTCTCATCGTACACTATTCCGCCTACATCCCCCACATTAACGTAACGGCCTTGTACGCTGAAAGACCGAAGTGCCTTTATGCGCTTCTTGCCTTCTACTGTGATTATCTCATACTTTTTAATCATAAGTTATTTGTTAAAATGTTTCTTCATTTCCGCTTTTTCCTTTTCTACTTCCTCGTGCCTCTTGGACAATGCCAATATAGCGTCAAGGTAATTTATCCTTTTCGCCTCCTCGAATGAGCAGTTGAACAACTCTGCCGTAGCCTGTACTAGCGTCAATATGTTCTTTGCCTCTTTCAGTGTGTCCGGCTCTGCGTCCGGCCCGCCTGCGCCCTGTGGGAACAACGTCCGTTCCAAATCATCGGCCGTCTTAATCTGCTCCCTTATGTACTTCATCGCGGTTAGCAGGTGGTAAATGTTATCGGGCGAATACTCGGCCGTCTGTCCCTCTACGGGCGTGCACCACTTCGTAACCTTCTCCGTTGCCGTCTCGGCTCTGCGCGTCTCGATTAGCTGCCATAGCGTGATTTTCTCAACACTCGGAATGACGTACACGGTCTTTAATTTTTTGGTTATGAACGGGGAAGCCTTGACGTACTCCGACAACTTATCTAATAGCTTACTTTGGTCGGAAGTTAGACCCCCTTCATAACACGGGTGCAAGTTACAAATATATTCTAACTGTTGGAGGTTATTGTACCGACAAAGTGCATAGTACACGCGGCGAAAGATGTTTTTAACCTTTCCTTTCCAGTTGGTTCGCTCTTGCAATATCAGCCATTCAAGGCCGTAAAATCTTTTTTTACTCATATTCGTCAAATTCTAATTGTTCAACTTGTTCATAAAATAGCCACTCTTGTTCATCCGTCCCGTCGTATTGTACGACAACGCCCAATACATCCGACTCCAATACGGTTCCCGTCCTTCCGTCCTCGGTAACCTGCACACGCCCGTATATCTCTATCATTGTGCGGCTGCTTTAGGTCTATATTTGCGGATAAGGAAATCAACGCCGTAACGGATAGCGTCCCATGCATGGTTATATGCATCTATCGGCTCGTTGGTGTACAAGTCAGTCATATTGTCCTTGACGTATGAATAGTTATCCGCCTCGTTCAGTACGTTATCGCTCCTCTTAGTTACGTGTAACCGGAATTGCTTCACCTGCTGTATTCCGGCCTTAACGGAGCCTTTGCCCTTCACACAGGGAATTGTCTTACAACCGTGCTGCCGAATCTCCACGATACTCTTCTGCTCGGCATTGTCGCACACGGTGTAGACGTTATGCAGTCCGTGTTCCTTCAGCGTCTCGGCTATTGTGCGGTTCAGCATTCCGGTACGGTAGCAAACTTCGTCTATGTACAGGTCCCAACCTCTCATGTAGATATCGACAATTGCGGTAGGGTCGTTCTGAAAGCCGAAATCAAGCCCTACACAGCGTTTTGTATCCTCGCCTTGTAGGAAGTCCGGCAGCGTCTCGATAACTTCAATTTCGGGATATACGAGGCCCTCAAGCCCGCCCGTTTGCCCTTCTCCATATACGCGCCACCAGTTAGGGTCCTTTGCGTTTCGTTCAATGGCTTCGATTTGTTGTTCCGTCAAGAACGGGTTATCCTTGTAAGTCGAGTGGATAGTAACGTACTTGTCCCCGACAAAATCAGTCTCACCCCAAAAGCGGCGGACCGGGTTAAAGTCGATAATCACCTTAAGGCGGGTACGTACATCCAATTGGCGGAATATCTCCCTAGGTATCCTTTGCGCCTCGTTGATGAACAGAATGTCCCGCGCCGGGCCGTGTACCTTGGCGGCACTGTCGCACCCGAAGAATTCGATATATACGCCTTCCTTGACGGTGTATATCATCTCGGACTTGTTGAACGCGCTGTCCTCCCATACGCCTTCATCTATCAGCATATTTGTGAAGTCGCGCAACATACCACGACGGACTGCGGGCAATGTGTCCGTTACGCAACTAATCATTAGCGGCTCGGTACTTTCCCGAGCGATTAGGTAAAGTAGCTGTAACACGCTCCAAGTCTTGGAAGAACGCGTACCGCCCTTACTGGCTATCCCCCTAATGTACGGGTCAGTTACGGGGCCTATCATTTTATCGAATACATATGTACACTTCATATAACGCTATTTTCCTTCGTTTTCCGGCACTTTATGTTCCTTCTTGAAGTCCTTTAGCTTTTGGACCCTAGATGCCGTCCTAGGGTCTGAAACCTGTATTGTAAGGCCTCCTTTAATCTCCTTACCACCGGATGTATAGTCAAGCGCTGTTTTCAGCCCGCGTAAAGAGCGGATGTACGTAGGGTCGAACGCCTGCGAGGCGGCGCCCGCGTCCATATCTTGGAATATCATCATACGGATATTGTCGATAGCTTCAGCGAAGCCCTTGGAAGCCTCTAGGCCGAACTCCTCGTAATTGGCTTCATATATCCGTCTACGTTCCGTCAAATAGTTAGGCGCCGCACCGAGGAACGCGCAAAAGTCCGATTCTGACATAAGGCGCTTTCTCGGGATATCTAGTAATGTTCCCGCCATGTTACCCGACTTAACCACGTCGTGAACTATTATAGGGTGCGCGTCTATCCACTCTCGGTACCTGTTGAACGCCTCTAGAAGGTCGTCCGGCTCCTGCCAAATCGGGGTCAGCCCCCAACGGCGGCGGCATATCTGAAAAACGCTATCGCAGCTGATTTCATCAGCCGGATTCAGACGCGTGCGGGATTTTTCAAGTCGGGCTTGTGTACCAACATTTACGGCCACCCCGTCTTTCCCTATTGCCACCTCCGGCACGGGCTTTCCCGTATCCTTGTTCTTATCTGTTTTACTCATACAAAAATTGATTCTTAATTATTGACAGCAAATATACTACATCCCCGCCTCAAATACGTGCTAAATGCCTATAATCGCGGTTTACGTACCGTAACTATCTGTTTTACAGCAACTTAACGTCCCTAAACACGGGGGTGTAATAGATGTCATAGATGTGTCACAGATGAATAATGACACGTAATGTGCAGTGACACAGCGAGTTACAGCCAGTGTCACAGATGTAATTGATATTTCCCTGGAAGGTAAAAATACGAAAATAACACCTTTGATTTTGTATCAATTAATATCAGTTAATATATATCAAATCACTAATACAAAATCATTCATTTTTATCTCTATACAAATCATCTATTACATCTATTACACTATATATAACTATATAAATATCAGTCAGTTACGTGTCACTGATGAAAAATCTTTACCTGTGACAGCAAAAAGTTTGTAGTCTGATAATCAGCGCTTTACGCGTCATTGGTAAGTGTCACAGATAAAGCAGAATTGTAAAACCTTTTAGTACACTTTTTTGAGAAGAAATGAGTAAAACGGCTGATTGTATATTTTCTCTCAAAAAACTTTTCTCTCAGCATCCTTTAAAACACTCTTTTTGCTTAAAAAACGTTATTTTCAAATTGGCTCTCAAAAAATATTGTTTACAACGATTTAGTATCAATTAACATAAAATGTTAATAAAATGAGAAAAAACTTTCCTCTCAAAATCTTTGCGTCATCACTAAAACTGTAATAACATAGAAATTTGAGAAGAAAGTTTTTTCAGTTATTCGACTACTTTACCGTCTTTATCCCTCGCTATAAAGCTATGTTTGTATGCCCATTCGAGTAAAAGTTCCTTACAATTCCTTAGCGCCCTGCACGGTTCCACCATTTCCCACTTATGGAACGACCATTTCCACATGTCTAGTGATACGGTTCCGTCCTTATAATAGTTAAGGCGGTATATTACATTTGATTCTACCCTGCCTCGGTAATTAACCGTCCCCGTTCCCGGGCACCATATCCTAGAGATATCCTCCATATTGAACTTGCCTAGCTTGGCCTTTTCGTTGTCCTTGATAAATAGGGTCTCAATAGTTGGTATCCGGTTTGGCTCCGTTCTCGTGTTCCTGTCATCTCGTACCGTAGCTATCTCCCTTCTTAATTTTGGAATCACCTCGCAAATCTCCATTGCCTTTACCAGGTGATAGGGGAAATTTTTAGCCTTCCGGTAATATATCCCGTTCTCCTTGCAGAACTTGAATAGAAAGAACTCATTTACATTTAGTATTGTGGCTAGGTCCTGTATTACGAACTCTAGCGGTTTCTTTCTGCACTCCGTTTGTTTCTGCCCCATTATAATCTACACATTGTTATTGCGGCTATCAGCGCCAACAAAAAGGCCCAGACCACTGTTAGTATAATTGCTGTAAACATTCTCATGATAAGCCCCGGAACATCTTCCGGGGTACTAATCCATTTGCAAAACCTCTTAATCATAGTTTCAACGCCTCCCGTATCTTTCCCAGTAACGCATACATCTCGGTGCGCGTCAATGTAAGTTGTACATCCGGTGCATTCTTCCGGCATATCATAATTTCCTCGGCTTCCGCCTTATCGATTTTCTTGCGCATATTGTATTGCGCTTGTTCCGCTCTGTACAATGCAAT